CAGCCGAACCTCGCACATCAAACATTGGTTTAGTAGGTTGCGTAATAACGCCAGCACTGTTCATAGTGAAGCCTGTAGTGCCACCAGAGATAATGTTAATCGTATCATCTGTGCTGGCTTCAATCTTACTATCAGCATCAGCGTCTAGGATTAGGTCATTACCGTTGATGTCTACATCGCCTAGATATACATAGCTACCATCGCTCTGCTTCTCAGGTACTTGCCCTGAAGCAATCGCCTTGCCCTGAAACACCACATAGAAATCATCTGTGCTTGCCACATTACCAGTCATAGTCAACTGGTCACCAGCTACCGTATAAGCTGTTGTTGGCTCTTGGCGTACATTGTTTACAAATACTTCTATCTCAGCCACGCTACCTACAGCATAGTCAAGCGTATAAGCCCCTACTGTACCATCACCAGTAAGGTCTTGCTTTGCTAACTTGCTATATCTGTCAGCAGGGGGATTGCCAATATAAGCCATTAGGTTATCTCCAGAATACTCAATGTGCTGTCTGCACTGTTAGCTGTATCACTTGTTACTTTAATAATATCACTTGCTTCAAGAACAAGTTTCTGTTCACCACCAATGGGAACTAGTGTACCACCTACAGGAATGGGTGCTTGCTTAACAATGTAAACATTATCACCATCACTGTTTTCAAATGTAACATCAACAAGTATTTGGCTTGTTGAAATGTTAGCAATCGTTAATCCAATTACTGTTGTTTCTGTACTTGCTGGGCAAGTGTACAACGTCATGGCAGTACTACCAGCAGTACTACTACCATCAAATGTTTTTACCTTAAAACTATTAGCCATGTTCTTATCCTAATGCGATAGCCATTGCTACTGCAACGCCAACGTCTTCCTTCTGATTTATGGTTGCAATATTTGCAGCTACTATCTGAATGTCTGCACTGTCTCCTGCTACTGTAGTCACATCAGGAGCAATCCCTGCAACAGTAGCCACATCAACATTGATACCAGCAACAGTAGTTACATTACTAGCGACACCAGCTACTGTAGTTACATCAGCACTAACACCTGCAACTGTAGTGACGTTAGCATTAATACCAGAGACTGTAGTGACATCTGATGAGATACCTGCTACAGTGTTTACATTAGTGATATTAGTTGCTGTAGTATTTACATTAGCTATGTCAGTAGCTACAGTGTTTACATTTGCAATATCAGTACCGACTGCATCAACATTAGCAATACTGTTAGCTACTGTGTCAATCTCAGATACAGCTTCATTTAAGTCATTAGCAACAGTTTCAATCTCTGATATAGCTTCATTTAAGTCATCTGCTACTGTGATAACATCAGCAATGTTTGCAGCAACAGTATTGACACTTGCTATATTTGTAGCAACTGTAGTGACGTTAGCGTCATTGGTTGCCACAGTTGTAACATTACCTGAGATACCTGCAACTGTTGTTACGTCAGATGCTATACCTGCTACTGTTGTAATGTTAGGTAAGTTTGTAGAGATGAACTGTTTGTTGACAGCATCTGTATTTGCTACAGGGTCAGCAACATTCTTAATTACTTTGTTCTGTGCATCCCACTTGTCATCAGTATCAAGAGTGATAGAATCATTAGCTATGTCTACAGCTTCTTGTGCAGCGTGGAAGACCTGAATGTTACTATCATCCAAGTCTTCTTCAGTTAGCACTGAGCCTGATGCAAAGTCAATCGCACGTGTAGTCAGGTCAGTACTTCTACGTACCTGTACAAGCGTTGATACATTAGGAGCAGAAGTCAACTGTACGCTAGTAGATGAAGGAAAAGTAAGGCCAGTTTCAGCCACACCATCTACAGTAACGCTAATTTCGTTCTGGTCTGTATAGTCAAAGGGGATACTGAATGTATCAGTAACTCCATCCCCTGTGTAGTTTTGATATGAAAGAGCCATTTCTTTTCCTTATTATTAGTCCATAATGTAACTTTAGGTTAGTCAGATGTAGCTGCGTCAGCTAAACCGTTTAGTATCTGTCTTGCTCCATAAAGCGAAGAGAAAGGTAGAACACGTAGAAGACTGCGTAGTTCGTTCTCAGACAACTCTCCTTCACCTATAGCATCCCACAAATCACCTACGCCTTTGATAGCACCTACTCCTAAAGACACACCTGCTGGTGTAAGAGCATTAGTATTCCCATCCATAGCACCTGTAGTTAGCTGGTAAATATACCCAAACAGAGAAGCTGCTCCGATTTGAGACAATGCACCTTGTATCAATCTATCTCCTGATAGGTTTCTTTCTAAGTACTCTTCTCTATCACTTCTACCCACCGCATTGAGGTTAGTTCTTGTAATATACATAAGAGTACCCATTAGAGCAGAGAACATCATAATACGTGATACTTGTTGGGCATCACCATTAGCAAAACGTACACCCATACGCATTGCCTGTTGCTCCATAGAGGCCATAGGAAACGAAAGAAACTGAAAGAATGTCTTACCAATCTCGCTACGCAGTAAACCATTCACAGAGCCGTTGTTCATTTCCTGAACTAACTGTGTGGCCTCACGTCTAGCAGACATAGCAAATACATTTCTAGCTTCGTCTAGTTCCCACTTGTCTATGTTAAGAGCATCTAACGCACCATCTTTATTGTACGTAGCGTGTCTCTTAATCATCTTACCAATGTCAGTAGCAACAGCGTCACTAATACCTAACTGTTCTCTCTTAATTGCAGAGAAGGGTGCAGTACCTTTTCGTACTGAATCAGCCCATTCTTGAGCATAGTTAAGTGTAGTACCTCTTCGTAAGATATCTGTCACTCCTTGTAGACCAGAAGCAATAGACATAAAAATTCGCCCCTTGCCTAGTACCTCGTCTATCTTAGTAACTTCACCAGCAATCTCAAGACCACTAGCAACATCACCTTCAAGCCTACTACGCATTGTAGTAACCTTTGACACCATACCATCGCTACCCACACCAGTGATAGCCATCATCTCCCTCAGTACTTTGCTTTCTAACTGACCGTTCTGTGCTTTTCTTACTAGCGATGCAAACTGAGGTACTGTTTTCAGTAATGTAGAGAAAGAGTATTCAAAAAGTACATTGGATGTTTCCATCAAAGCTGACATACCAGACATACCCATGTTTGTAAAGAAGGATACTTCACGTACCCTACGTGTCAAAGCGAGTGTGTCTTCTGACAGACCTGATTTATAGGCTAACTGTCCAGTTACAGAATCGTACATAAACTCAAGAGCCTGTATCTCTTTCTGTACAGAAGCGTCTGCTTGGTTTTTTACCTTACCCAAAATAGTATCAAAACTAGAACCAACCCTATTAGTATTAATACCGTTTCTTGCCAATGCTGTTGCACCAGCTAATTGAAACACATAACTATCGTATAGGTTCTCCATGTTTTCTTCTAGGATGTCTGTAAACTTTAGTTCAAAAGGTTTACCATCAGCACCTACTACAGTTACCTTAGTACCTTCGTCTAGTATCATACGAGGCTTGGTGCGTTTGTGTCCTTTTACTTTGGCATGGGCAGTCAGAGCATCAAGAATAATGTCTACCTCTTTATCGTCAAACCCATCCACCTTCATCATTGCTCTGAAGTCATCTACGTCAAAGTCACCATTGCGTAGCTTCATACCACTAACGCCTGTCTTAGGGTCAATTACATTCTTAATATAACCATAAGACATACGCTTAATAAAAGCACGAACATCTTTGATTGTAGCAGGTTTGTCGTTTTCTTTCAACATCCTCATAATATTACGTTCAAGGTCTGGCTGACCTCTGCGAATAGCAGTTTCGGCTAACTCACCCCACGCATCATTAAGAGTACCATCAGGATTATCCTTTAGTACTGTCTCTCTTAGACGTGCAATACTACCTCTGTTAAAAATACGAGGTGCGTAGTTGTCAATACGAGATATAATACCAGTTGTAAACCCAGCAGCGTCTGCACCAATAGCTTCTTCGGCTAGGTTTTTCATCTCTCTTTTGTAAATGTCAGCGGCTTCTACAATAGCCCTATCAGCGTTAGGGTCAGGTGTACGTATCTGTCTGGATACTAATACATTAAAGTCCTCTCGCTTTACGTTCCTTCTATTAATGTAATCTTCACGTAGTCTTGTGATAGGCACAGAAACCTTTGCACGATAAGACATTACAAGAGTATCTCGTTGCTCTAGCGCACCAAAGTTTACAGGAATAGTTTTACCTGTAGCTGGGTCAACCCTGTTACCTGTACTGTTCAACCCAAGACCATCAGCAAGCCAACGTACTACACCATCGTCTGAGTCTTTAGCACGTACAAAGGACGAGAGTACACCACGTAGTTTAGCACCCTTACCTCTTTGCTTTGGTACAGCAGCTAGTTCTTCCTCAGTCATTTCAGTAAAGTCTTTACGACTGATACCTGCGCTGGCATCCTTGTCTAATACTTCCTGACCTGTTTTGAAATCGTCACCATCTAAAGCCATCTTACGAAACTGTTGTGCAAGTATTTCATCATCATTATCTTGCAAGAGTTTCTGTTGAAAGTCTGTCAGTGTCTTACCATCTGCTTGGTCACGTAGTGCTTCCTGTATGTTAGCACGTTTTGTCATAACCTGTCCAAGCTTGGTAAAACCAGCATTGAAACCTGCCCCTAGCGCACCAGCTAGCATGATATCACCACCAGTAATATCATACTTTACTTGAGAGCGTAGTAGTTCAAGACCACCTACTTCAGCAGCACCAATACCAGCAGCGGATGCTAGATACTTTTTATTGTTCTTAAATCTACTAAAAGTCTTAAATGCTTTTGCACCAAACGCAGTAACAGGAGCAGCTATAGGAGCAACAGCAGAGGTGGCAGCAGCAGTAGTCAGCATAAGAGCAGCATCATCAGGTGCAAATACATCTGCAAATATCATAGCAGAAGCACCCTTTAGACCAGCTTCAGATAGCTTCTTATTAACTCTGTCTGTGTTTCTGACCTCATTGGCTATAGCAGTGGCATAAGGAATACCTTTTTCAGTAGCTGCATCAAGTACTCTTTTGATACCCCTCTCGTTCTCTATGCCTTCTGTAAGCATACTAACATCTTCTTCAGTCAAAGCAGTAGGTTCTTCTGCTTCGGGTCTATCTATCATGGTTAAGACAGTAGGAACAGTACCAGCTTCTTGGTATCTCTCACCCACTAAATCCCAGAACTCAGCTTGTGATGCCTTTCTCTTTGCGATAAGGTCAGCTTGTCTAAGTTCTGACAAAGTAAATCTTGGAGTAATGGGAGTGGGAGCAACACCCCCAAATCCCATACCTTCAAGCTTGTCTGTTACCTTCTGTCTTTCCATAATTTATTTTCCTTGTAAAGCTAAAGCCATTTCATTTGCTCTGTTAGGAGTTTGTGTATGCCAATTAGTCTTGGTTTTCTTCCTACCCTTAACATTGTAAAGCATATGAGTAGAAGCTTCTTTTAGTGCTTTCTTTTGTTGAGCAGAGTTAGTAGGAAGAGAAGCAGCCTTACGTAGAGCAGTCATAAACTTAGGCCACTCATCTCTGACGTTTTCTCTACCTAATTGAAAACCCATACTAATAACTGCGATTTGTGCTTTCTCAGGTAAACTAGCAAACCCTTCAACTTCATTAGTCATAAAGTTAGTAATCTTACTTACCTTTAACTGCATTACAGCTTTTGCTTCTGTTTCGGTAATGTTATTAACATCTGCAATAAGGGCTTTCTCATCAGGCTCAAGTGATGGAAGATAGAAACCATACCCAACAGATTTGTTCTTTCCATCTGGATAAGGATTGGCTCTAAAGCCTTCCTGTACCTGAATAAGGTTAGTAGCCTTAGACTGTATATCTCCGCCCTGCACTGTGTTAATATCTACTTGTTTATCACTAAAGGTTCTGTCAGATGTTTCACTAGGCTGTTGCACAGGTTCTGCTATAGACACTGTTTCAACTTCATTAGCATCTATGTTATCAGAACTGTCTATCTCAGCAGACTCAGCATTTATTTCAAACATACTGGACAACCCTTCAGAAATAGTATCAAAAATACTTTGAGAAGCTTCTTCAGCAACATCAGGGTCTATACCCTCATTCTGCATAAGTATTCTAGCCCTGCCTAACAGTTCGTTTCTTTGCTGTTCCATGAAATCACGTACACCAGCTTCGGCAGTACGTCTATCAACTTCAGCACCATATAGACGAGTTATCTCTTCAAGTTGAGTAATCTCTGGAGCAAAGACTTCTTCAGCTTGTGATGTATCAATGTCAAACACTGTGTCAACAACTGCACCCCTACCATCTAATTCGTCTTTACCTGTCAGTTCGTCAGTCAGTTGCCCTTTAGCGGCTGTAACGTAACTATCTTTTAGTTGCTGTAGTTTACCTTTACTATAGCTGTTCAAGTTAATGCTAGTTA